TTTTGTCCTTTTCCGCGACCGAGAGTGGGTTCGCGTTCGGGAGAAGGCTTGGTCGTCGTCATAGCTCGGGTCTTGATCATGGCGTAGCTCGGTGCGAGGTGGCGCGCCACGTACGCGAGGTCTATACGCATTGAGATTGCATCCACACTCTGGACAGATCCGATCATTCGTTGATGAATCGTTGGCGGGTGCAGTCTCAGGAGCACTGAACGGATCATCGTCTCCCGATAAGAATCCTGACGTTGCAGCAATATTGTCAAGCACTGCACTCAACGTCTCGTCTGTACACGATATCACGGCAAGCAGTTCATTCAGTACTGTTCCATCAGTCGTGGCCATTGACGTAAGTGGGTCAAGAACGGCTAATGCGAGACGCTCTTCGTCAAGACTAAGACGAACCTGAAGAACAGGAACCATCTCGTCCTTCTCTAGCGCTTGCCATACTCGTTCGTGACCGTCAATGAGGTATCCTGTCTCAATGTTCTCAATCACAGCGTCAACCCACCCTAAGGCGGAAAGCGACGCAGATACGGCCTGACGCTGTGCGGTCGGGTGACTGCGCCAGTTCAGCGGGTTTGCCGTCAGATCAGAAGCACGCTTTGTTGTCAGTCCGACGATTCGGTTTCGGGTCATATCGCCTCCTTGATCTCACAGTCGCCTGCGGGAGTTGCGAAACACCGCCACACCGTAGGAGGTTAGATGACCCCAACGCTCCATGTTTATCTCAGGGCTGAGTTCCTGAGCGGCGGCAAACCACACGTCCATCAGACGAAGAAGGACATCCTCACTGTCAGACTGCAAGGCAACTTTATCAATGGCTCGATACCACCTGTCCCAAAGCTCACCAGACCGGCGTTGTACGCGGTTGTCTGTCATGAAGTCTAAAAACGACGTGCGTGTGATGTAGCTTTTCTTCATCGTCTTACCCTTCATCTGCTTGCGTCAGCATCTCCCATGCGATTGCAGCCACTGCTGGAACCTGACCGTTGCCGATACATCGCAATCTGTCCACCCGAGCGGCCATCCCATCAACCACTCGACCCACGTCGGGTTCAGTTTCCCACCAATCGGTTTGCCGTCTCCACGATCTATGTTCGGCAGAGCGTCCCCCGGAGCGTGGATCCCTCGCTGGCTCTGACCCTTCCAATCCCTGCTCTTCGGCGTCGGCAACATTTGCCCACGTTCCCGCAGTCCCTCTGCAATCGCTACTTCCTCGGCCAGAATCCTTCCGCTCCAACCGTTGCGATTTGGCCGACTCCCCGGATTCGCTGCCATCGGCGTCGGCCACATCTCCCGAAGTTTCACTTGTTGTTCCAAGCCTATCTGCACCACCCTGCCGGTGTGTTTGTCGAAATGACGATTCATCCCGCCCAACGTCCCGCCTTCGATTGATACCAATCGTTCCGCAGACACCCTCGGTTCGTGCGCCGTTGGGGTGCGCCAGAGTTTGATTTTGGGAAACGTCGGCCACATCCCCCGAGCCTTCGCTGCCCTTCGACTGTTGCTGCCTCCGTCCAATCCCGTCGTTCTTGGTGTCGGCCATAGCCCCGTTGCAGCCATCCCGCCCAATGAGTTGACCCCGCCCCACTTCCGGACGTTTGCGTTGGTGTTCATTCGCCCCGTCCCCGTCCCGTCCATCGTGTTCGGCGTTGGATATGTGGCTTGCTGCGATCCAGATCCTTTCCCGCCGATGCGGCGCTCCGACATCGATAGCTCCCACAACTCCCCACCGAGCATCAAACCCCAACGCGGCAAGGTCGGCGAGGACAACGTCAAGCCCTCGTCGAACAAGCATCGGTGAGTTCTCCACGAAGACGTACCGGGGTCGAACCTCGCCGATAATGCGAGCCATGTGACTCCAGAGCCCTGACCGAGTCCCGGTGATACCCGCGCCCTTCCCGGCGGAGGAGATGTCCTGACACGGGAATCCTCCCGAAACCACGTCAATAACGCCTCGCCACGGGTGTCCGTCAAAGGTTGTGACATCATCCCAGATTGGAAACGGCGGGAGGCAGCCGTCGTTCTGACGTGCGACGAGTACTCGTCTGGCATAGGGATCGAGTTCGACGGCACAGACGGTACGCCATCCAAGCAGGGTTCCCCCGAGTATGCCTCCACCAGCGCCCGCGAATAGTGCCAGCTCATTCATCACCACCATCCCTGTCGCTGCCATGCGCGCCACAATGACGTGCAGGTTTGGCATCGTTGTTAGTATACACTATATTACGTCATTTGTCAACCTATTATGCGACGAGATTCGTTGAAATGCCTTACTAGTCGGCCAGTTAGTGTCAGAGCAACTCCAAGCGGAACACCTCGACCAGTCGAGCAACGTAGGTTTCCGGCGTGTCCTCCAAGCCGATCTGCCCGTCGTGGCCGTAGTCGCGCAGTCCCCAATACGGCGGCGAGGTGACGCAGCAATGCACGCTGGCGTCAGGGATCGTGCGCAGCTCAGTCAGTGCGTCGCCAATCAAGATTACAGCTCACCACCATCCCTGAAGTCGCGATCCTCATGCGACGCGCTAGGTACAATCTCAATCTCGCATGCCCCGGCAACACAAGCAAGCTCCTGCGCTGCATTTGTCAGATCGTAGTCCTCGTAAAGCCAAATACGACTCCAGTCAATTGCAGGAAATGCCGCAGCCGCCGCCTCGTATGTCGCCTTGTCGCACGCCTCGTATGGCATCTGATCGTACGCAGCATCGAACGACGGCAAGAACGAAAGCCCGCCAATGAACGCACGATGCTTCCACACCCACGCCATGAGATCAATCACTTCGCTTGGTCGATATGTGATCGTGCATGACGGGTTGTGATCAGTCCAGTAGCGTTTGTTTCGTAGCCATCGCTCGCACTGATCAATGGCGGTCTCGCTGTCTCGTGTGACTGCACCGTCCGGTGACTTGACCGGAAAATGAACGACCCACGTGGTTGCTTGGTCGCGAGTCTGACCGTTCTCAGGATCCATCGGCACACCAGCATCGTGCAGCACGCGAAATATGGGCGAATGAGATGAAACTCGAACGTTGCGAATGTAGTATGCACTATGTCGCGCATGCAGCCCCGACGAGCAATTGAGCAGCACCGACGAGTTGCCGCTTGGCTTTACGCACGTCAACGCAGCCGATGCATTGATGTTGAGACGATGCGCTGTCTGGATGTTGACCCGATGGACTATGTCTCGAAGTTGCGTAAATAATGACGACGTCGTCCATTCGCTTCGTAGTAACGGGCTGTCCATCTGACCGGTGATGTCCACACCAAGCAGTCGTTCGTCTTCGCAGTTCTGCTTCCACATGGGACGAAGCCCGGGAAAGTGCGTTGCCGTACTCTGAATAGTTCCAATGATCGTGGCAAGCGTCACCTTTCGTGCCATAGACGTTGGCGTGTCGTTTGGTCGGGCAATGGCAGCGCTCAGGTTGCAGAATTGCCACGGTCGAAGAACAATCTCTCCGCACGGGTTGGTGCCGAACTCCGCCGCACTTCGCCCAGACGGTCGCATGGCGTTCGCCGTCACTCGGGAGAACAATCCTGGCTCACCCGTGTTTCCCCTGACCATCTCCATGAAATCTTCTGCAAACGCCCGCTGATGCTCAGGTGTTGAATGGTCGCGCCAAACGACCGAGTTGTTTGCGTTCCATCGCATGGGGTGCTCTGCGATCCTTACACCGTCCTTTGCACGCCGCATCTCGTGATCATCATAGTCGAACAACGAGATCATGGCGGTTCGCCGTACCCCTCCCGATACCGCCGCACTTCCAACGGCACACATGATGTCGTGACAGTCAATCGGTCGAAGTCGAGATACCCCCCTCGATCCTCTTGTTGCCGGTGGGTGAATGATGTCCCGAATCGTGTTGAGGCATTTCAGAAACGGCTCTGGACCCGAAGATCGTCCCCCTTTGGTGAGCAATGGAGCGCCCGCAGGACGAACGTGAAACATGTCAAAGATGAGATCGTGTCCACTAAACCAATGATCCAGAGCATGACTGAGCGCGTCGCACCAGCCCTCAGTCGTGTCTTCAACGATGATAACACTTGGCCTTGTCCCTTTCCATGGCTGAACGTCAGGAAGACGATTGACCCACGACGTCTCGACACTGAACCCAACACCGCACCCCGACATGCTGATTAATAGAGCTTCACTGAACGAAGCAAGCGAGTCTACGGGCATGTATGAGCAGTTGTAGAGCGCAATATTGTTTCGCTCCGCCGCCGGTCCAGCCATCGCCAGCAGCCGCATAGATGGCATGACGTCCATCTCAAGAATGCCTTGACGAATGTCATCATAGATGCTGGCGTCCAACACGTTGCTGGATAATGTCCTGAGAAACGTCACTGTCCGGTCGACAGTCTCAATCCATGTCTCACGCCGACCCAGTGCGTAGTTAAACCGTGAATATTTGTCGAAGAATTGAAACTGCTGTAGTGCGGTAGGGAAGTACGCCGACGATGCAGTAAACGCGTTGACAATGTGCAGCGGAACACTTCGCTCAGGAGCGGTGCTATGAGACGAACGATTGCCGAGTCGAGCAATAGATCGCTCAGTACGGTACAGTCGATATGCCTCCATAGCATTGTTTTCACCAAGCTCAACCATGCATCGTTCAACAATGTCCTGAATGGTTTCGACGTGAATGAGTGCCGTCGTCGTGCGCACCCCATCCCCATCAGACACGACCACGACATGACCACGACCATGCCCACTCTCGGGCGCAGACCCACTCTTGGACACGGACTCACTCCAGCGATCGATCAGATATTCGTCAATAGTGTTGAGTATCTTGTCAATCAGACCCGCAGGAACGTCACGCCCAAGTGCTGTATAGCATCGTCCAACTGCACTCCCAATGGCAGTCGGATTCCATGCCTCAGTTGTCCCGTTTCGCTTCTGTACCCATAGCATCTTCATAGATGTACTCCCTGATTGCTGTATAAAAAATGTGATCAACGTCCTGACCATTGGTTGCATGAGCCATCCGGTCGACAATCGCGTTGACAATGGTGATTGGAATATTGCTCGGTCGACGTGGCGCGGGAATACGCGACTTCATAACCCCCTGATGACATCGACGCTGCCACTGAACAATCTCGTGAACAATGGCGAGACGAGACTTTGTCGGAACTGCTTTATACCATCCCGAATGAACTAACGATGATTGCCCCGTTGGGTCAGTATCCCAACCTTCGCGATCGGCCGAACCACCAAACCACTTGGTGTCCGAAGCACCAATCGTCTCCTCGTCTTCAGTGGTGCTGCTCTGGTCGCTCTCAGGCACGGAGGTGCTCTCATTAGCGTCAACGACAGGAACACTTGAAGGGTCAGTAACGTCGTCGGACATCAGTGCCAAATACTCCTTCTCGTACTTGTCAAGATCTTCACTGGCTTGCTCCTCCTCCGCCTTTGCTTTCTTCGCCGCCTCTTCTTCAAGAACTTGAGCAGGTTTTCCACCCGGCAGTGCCGCGCCTTTGGAAATTTCGCTCAACAACATGGATCCGCGAACGTCACCGATTGGTGGATATTGAAACCTTGCTCGCATCTCGTCAAGCGTCAGGTACTGAGCAATCGCCCCGTGCTCCTGAAGCTCTAACTGAACATTCCGTGGTCGGATTTCGACAAACTGCGCCCGAGTTGCGTCATCGTAATATCGGTGCATGATCTGAGCGTTCAAGTCCTCAGCTAAGCTGACCAGATGAGGATAGACCGCGTTTTCAATGAATGTCGCCTTTGCTCCGTCTGCGTTTGCTCGGGTCGCATCTTTGGCAAAAAACCCCTCGGGAATACCAAAGACTTTGAGAATTGCGTTCTCGTTGAACTGTCGACCTTGCAAAAACTGCATGTCGTTCTGCGATCGGTCAAACGCCGTCCACTCAATGTCTCCTGCACGAGCAACCGCAACTCGCCGTTGACCAGATCCGAAAAAGTCAATGATCTCCGTTCGAATACGACCAAGGTCTTGATCAAGCGTGTCTCGGGGAACACTCACGAGCCCAGTCGGTGTAGCATTCTCTTTTCCGAAGAAACTCTTGTTCCACCTCCCCATGGACAGGTCACCAGAGACTTCGGTCATGATTGCCGCAAGCGGACTGAGACCACGACGAAGATCAAATGGATGCACCAGTCGAGAATAACAAATGTACTCGCTAGGAATGACCTCTGGCTGCTTTGATGTGTCCGCAGCAAATGCAAAGCCGTCAATGAACTTCTCTGGATGCGGTCGAGGAGCAATCCACCATGACGGAACAGGCCAGATTTCACTGATCTCGTTGTTTTTTCCACGACCGGGAATGATGTATAAGTACGCCTCACCGCTCAGTAATAATTGCCACATCCAAAATTGTACCAAGAACGTTCGACCCATCATCGGGTTGGGCTTCTCCCAACGGATCTCAAATGGGTGATTGGTGATCTCTTCATCGCTCTCGTCACGCTCCCGTCGCTTTACAACCTTGAGCCGAGCTACGCTGGCTTCGTTTGCAATTGCGCTGATGCTGCGAAAAACGATGTGCTGCTGTATCGCCTCCTGCGCTGTTCCAATGTGATTGGTGCTCAGTGCAAGTCGGTCACGCTCAATCGTGGACCATCCCGGGAACGTCATGTACCCTTGTCCGATTCCACCTCCGCTGCCGAGACTTCCTGGACGTATCGGTGGCTTTTGCTTTATTCCAAGCCATGACGAAAGTCGGCTGAGAAATGTTTTGTCTTCCATCGTTCCCTCACCCAAATGCTCCCAGAGCAGAAGATGTTCGACCAATGTGATACCATCCAATGGCGAGTGCCATGACATAGTCGTCGTGCGCACCGCCCGGCGCTCCGTATCGCGTTACACCCGAAGGAAGCATCTCTTGATCATAAGACTGTAGCTGCTCAATGAGGATAGAGTCGTTGAGGATGGCAATCGTTCGCTGCTCAAATGCCAGTGCTAACGTGTCAATGATCGCTGACTTGCTCTGGTTGGTTGTGTAAAATCCTCGTACCGCAATGCCTTCACGACTCATCTGCTCCAACATCGGCTGGCCAATGGAGTTTTGCTCAACATAACACATCGGTCGATTGAATCGATTCCAGAGTACCTTGATTCGCTCAATCTGCCTCGCAAACTCCGTTCTGCCATAAACATCGATGAAGGCAATACTTCGTGTGGTCGCGTCAATTACGATAACAACGGTCATGTCCGTGGTTCGCCCCCAGTCAATGCCGATGACGTAGACATGATCATTAGCACCACGTTCTTGACGAACGGCAGTTGCACACTCGACCACGTTGCGAAATACCCCGCCACCGTCGTCAAGGAATTCTGCAAGCCACTCTTGACGATATGTTCGGTCGCTGACTCGGGATTTTGCCGCAAGTGCCGCCTCCTTGATCGTTGGCATGGGGTTGTCACTGGACGGAGCCCGAAATGCTCCATACCCTGGCTCCCCCCGCTGACCACGAGCCCACTCACGCCAAAACCAGTTCTTGCCCTTCGGTGTCGAAATGCACAGCGCAATACCGTCATAGTCGGCAAGTGTTGGCTGGATGGTCTCCGCCCAGACGTCTTCTCCAATACGAGCCGCCTCGTCAATGATGACTGCATGGAATTTCTCGCCCAGAATGCCAACTGGATTATCAGCCGAAAATAAACCAATTCGACCGTCGTTTGGAAAGATGATCTCTGAATCGGCCTTGCGAATGGTTACCGCTTTTCCAAGTGGACTCACAGTCTTCTCAGCAAAGCGCCACAACGGTCGCGTGTTTCGGTACGTCGGTGCTACCCAAGCAATACTCGCACCGGCAGCAGCCCACGATACGGCACACGCCCCCGCCATGACGGTTTTTCCCCATCGCCGACCCATTGCAATGAATTTGTACTTCGCTGGGTGCGTGACGATCGCCCATTGATCAGAACGTAATCGTGGTAGTTCGAGCTGAAGACCCATCTTCGTCCCCGTGATGCTTCATGCGTTCCATCGCATGTGTAGCATTGCTCTCAGACGTGGAACTCTCCACTGTGATCTGACGTAACTCCGGTAACGGAGCTAATGGAGCTAACGGAGCAAGCGCAGCAGCAAAGTCAATTGCTTTGACGGTGATTGTCGTGTTCGTCGATCCGTCACTGTTGCCGATATTGACGGTCGTCCCTCCATCTGTTCGACCATACCCTCGGTGCCGCGCTTTGTTGTTGAGCCAGTATTGTACTGCCTTCATGTCCCCCTGAACAACTGCCTTGATCAAATGTCCCTCGGCAATGTCTGAGATGATGTCCGTCGCAAGCTCGTATGCAAGCCGAACATCGTCATACTCTTTGATGTAGTAAAAGACGTTTGCTCGCGTGCAGCCTAGTAGCCGGGATGCCGCAGTGACGTTTCCGTGCGTCTTCTCTAACGCAGTGATGACATCCTCTCGTCTGATGTTGTGGTTCACACCTACTCTGCTCATGGATATCCCCCCCCGTCCCTGTCCATGACGCGGGTCATGATCAAGGGTATCCGTCAAGCTCGCAGTCTGATGTTCGCTCCCACGAGGTCAGCGGAGTTACTCGATATCCCGACTCTAACGATGCTAACGCTTGCATGGATCCTCCCCTCGGGATGTGTCCAGCACCACGCCATCGCTCACTCAGCCACTCTACAACCCAAGGAGTTGCTGGCTTGACCTTTCGCGGACGCCGCCCGTCTCGGAATGCGTCAACGCCTATCGTCGCAGTAAGATCATACGCATGCGCATAGTCCTCACGAAATAGCTCCGTGACACGTTGCGTGAAGTTTCGATACAAGACTATCGGTGCAATGACATATGTCACTGCGTGCTCACGGGCTTCAAACGAAATGCTTTCCTGAATTTCGTTGAATGATCCAGCAATCATTACTTCAGCATGGTAAATGTGCAGTTTATAGTATGGTATCGCTCGGTCGTTCCACGCAGGAACGTAGACAATCCATCGATGCATTTCATCCCCCCCTCTGGCTCTTCAACGATCGGCACGCATGTCTGACCAAGTGAGCAAGGTAACTTGACCAATCGACACCGTGTCCTCACGCAACTCAACGGTCTTGGTTTACCGAGCGCTGAAGACGTTTGTGCAGCCTTTAGTGTAGCCCCTCGTCGTCATCAACAACGTGCATGGCGTCCAACTTTGCCATCTCAGCACGCGCAACCGTCCTCGTCAGACCCGCCGCAGTTGCCGCCGCCGCAATGCCTTCGACAATACGCGTTGCCACGCCCGATGCGTCCATTGCTGCACCCGTGGAGACGGCAATTACCAACGCGCTGACGATACCTGCGAGAACTGCAACAAGGACACTGACCCACGGCTTCGCGTTTGGTGCCGCCATCTTGATGAATTCAACAATGTACCCAGTCAGTACAGCGGCACTCGTCACCGTCACAACAGATTCCATATCACTCTCCTTCTTACGGCATGAGCAGGCGAACGACAACAGGAACAATGATGACAAGACAGGCGATCCCGCCGAGAATACGGGCATTGTGTTGATCCAGCATGTCCAACCGTCGCTCCATAATGTCGAACTGATGATCTCCGTGCTCTAACCGTCGCTCAAGTGATTCGATTTTTGTCTCAAGTTTTACGATCTTTCGCTCAAGATCACTGAGACCTCGCAAAATCTGACTAATATCCGTCTCAGTCACAGTGCCACCCCCTCTACAAGTGTTCGTATACCAACGTCCGTACCCTCGACATGGAAATAGCTCGACCCGGACACGTCTTGGGAGAACCACAGTCCCGATGGCCAATAATACTGATCGGCGCTCGGGGTAGCCATCGATACAGTTCGACGATCGTGTTGATGACCATTATTTCCATGCTCGCCGACCACCCCTGTGTATCATACCACCCAACGACTTCGATTCCGATGGAATTACGGTTGCAGATGCCTGCATGAATTCCACGTTCGTTCAGTGCGGTAAGCTGCCAAATCCCGTCGTCACTTGCACGCGGCGCACCGCTGGAGATAAACAAGTGTGGACCACTGTCCCACCCAAGACCCATATAGTACCTTCGTATTGCCTCCATTGATGTTCTGCCACGCCATTGCCGAAGCGTCGGAGATACCGTGTGATGAACAACAATCGTTGAGACCCAGTCGCAAATTTTGGCGTCGTGCATGCGAAGATGCGCCCCGAACGTCTGCGGGCTTGACCATTGACGAATGTCTGATCGAAACCTCGGTTTTCCCATATCGCTCACTTTCATCTCCTTAGTCGCTGTGGTGCAGCGTGATCATGACGACTCTGCCTCCGCGAACATGGTCATCTGCTGCACACGCGGCAGCTCCAGGGTTTACCGCGCAGCTGGTGCGCTGGCCATACGCTCGATCGGCGTCACGCACGCATTGATCCGGCGCCGGGCGATCTCGAGGTACTCGGCGTCGAGGTCGATCCCAATAAATGACATCCCCTCCAGCACTGCGCCGCGACCCGTGCTGCCTGAGCCGCAGAAGGGATCCAGCACCACACCGCCCGGCGGCGTGACGAGACGACACAGGTAGCGCATCAGCTCGGTGGGCTTGACGGTGGGATGGTGGTTCCGGCTGGGCGCACGCCCGTCGTGGTCTGGGAACTTGCCCGACATGTCCGGGCTGTTTGGTCGCGCATCGCTGCGC